TGCAGTTCCTATCTGGCCGCCAGACATTTAGGGTGCCCCCCAATCCGGTCGGTAAACCTCAAGCACGCCAGCACCTGCACGGCTGCCGGGCAGAATGGTTTCGATTGTTCCGTCCAACCGTTGCGAGTGGATAATCGAAAGGCCTCCAGCCCAGTAGTCCGCTAGCATTCCTACGTGGCACGGCTCACCGCCGTTCCAACGAATCAATGGAATATCTCCTGGCCGCCATGCATCCAGAACAGGCAAGCCAAATTCATCACGCAGAGCCAAGCGCAGCTGGTCATCCCACGGATCACGGCCATAAGTGGGTCGCGTGTTGGTTTTGAAGAAGTAACCACCAGCCTCGCAAGAGAGCTTCACCATCCCTACGCAATCGTGGGCAAAAGGCTTCCGTCCTTGATGCTTCCAGGTGCATAACCCGCGTTTAGAGCGTTCCATTGAGAGCTGAACCAACTCTCGCGCATAGGCAACCGCCTCTTGAGCGCTCATCCGGTCGCCAGCTCCGCGCCAGGCCAAGTGCCGCTCGCGGCGTCACCTACCGGCGTCATGTTCTCGCCGTTGTAGTTGAGATAGTTGTCGTAGTAGTCGCAGCCGAAATCTCCGCCCTTTAGCTTCGTGCAGTCAGGGCGATGACGGAACGTGTCCCCTGCCTCGATGATGAATGGCGTGGTATCGGCCAGGGTGATCGTGTTACCGGATACCGACTCAATTGCGTAGAGCTTGCCGACATTGTTGCCGATCAAGAACTCCAGTCGACCCGGGAAGTAGCCCGCTATGTCGCCTGTGAATGTGCGGTCAGACTCGGCTCCAACAGTGGCGACCTCGCCGTTCTCCCAAAGCGCCTCAGCGTCAACGCCGCATCCATCCGGATTATCGCGGGGCTTGCCGAACACAGCTCGGCATGGGCGCTGCCAAACGTCGCCGTAAGGCTGGCTCAATCGCATCGAGTAGGATGTCAGCGTAGGCACCCAAAGCATGCCGGCGACAATGACAACGTCGCCCACATCGCCCGCGTCTAGGATCGCGGCTGAACCAGTTGTCGGATTTTCATAATCCAGGATGAAGATCGTGTAGGTTGCGCCATCCAGTGCGCCGGTCTGAATCATTTCGACCGTGATGCCCATTCCTTCTGCGGACACCAGGGCTTCTACCTCGGTATTTCCAACCTGATAGGTATTGTCTGCGCTTATCCCTTTTGCATCGAATCCATTGACGGCGCTGTAACTCAACAGCCCTAACCCATCGCCATGGTCGTATGCGACCGCACGATCCAACATCGTGGCACCATACTGATTGCCAAATCTGTCGACAATGCGAAGGCACCTAGTAACTGTCTGAACAGGCAAGTCTAAGTTGGACTGCAACGAGATAGGAATGGTGCGGCTCACTCGAAGACCTCGAGCAAATCGACCGATCCGTTCATTGCGTATTGGCCATCACCAAAACGGTTGTCGATGGACATCGGAAATGTGTCGCTCGCAAATCTGACTGGAACCAGAAACTGTCCTGACCACGTTAGAACCGATCCAACATCTGGCGCTACAGAAAACTCGACTTTCTTACTTGTGCCATTAAATGTGGCTGTGGCGGGCAACCCATCCACATAAAAAATTGGGTTGACTGGATACAGGATTTCACGTGTATATGAGCCCGATCCAAAACTGCTCTGGATGATCAGATCGAAATCAGTTTCTGCCCCATCGCCAACTCCAAACGGCTCGACCGATGCCGAGTTATCGCTTGGATCATCTACCAGAAAGGATTCCGCAGAACCTCTAGCTACAAGAAACAAGGCCTTCAGTCTCCTGAAGGCCTCGTCTGGAATATTCTGGAATGGCAGCGTATATCGATGCTGCACTTTTGTCCTCTTCGAGCGTCGCCTTTCGTAGCCACTCTGTAGTTGCTTTATCAATGTTTCGAAAGATGGCTCTACCTGCCATCCATAAGCAGGGCAAAGGTCTAATACGGCGCCGGAAATCATCGGGCGATGGCTCCTACAAGGCGGCTGTTTCTACGGATCTCGTATCCGGTCTTCGCCGCTTGCTGGTTCTGAGTCTTGGATGAAGTTGGCGCTGCGTAATTATTGTTATTGTTGAACACGAAGCTCGGAGAACCGCCGAGTTGATGGTTTGGCGTCACCTTCCCGCCCTGGCTTCCCATCATTAAGAAGTCTTTACCGCCAACCGTCAGTAATTCTGGGCCACGCTCATTGACTCGATTCATGGTCCAGGGGCGCGGGTATCCTCCGCTTGCAAAGGAGCCGCCGCCGAAGGCGTTCCATATCGATTCGTAGGTGGGTTGCGATGCGCCGCCTGAGCCGCCAAAGAATCCTGAAATCAAGCTACCGATCCAACCGCCAGCGCTTCCACCTTGCGGTGAACCTTGCTTTCCGAACAGCATGTCGGTGACACCACTGGATGCCCACTGGAAAATAGCGTCTGCAAGTCGGCCAAGCGCATCCTTCAGGGAATCGACTACGCCTTTACCTTCGTAAAGGTCTTGGAAGAAGCCACGCGATGCATCCCTAGCCCCATCAAGAAGTTCTATTTGGTCCTCAAGAGCGGCTCGGTATGCTTGTAGATCACGGGTCTGCTGAATGACGGCCTGCCCAAGCTCGGTGCTTGCATCGACTCCTGCCATCTTTAGGTTGTTGTATATCTCTTGCTGCTCCGAAGTCATGCCGAGCATTAAGCCTTCTTCGTGAAGGTCTCTAATCAGCTCTTCGTACGGCGTATGCATCGCGGAGATGCGCTCTTCGTACTGCTGCTGCGTGATAAGCCCATTCTTCAACTGCTTATCAAGCGCTTCAACTTCTCTTGTATACGCGACTAGGGCTGCCACTCCAGGACCTTCAAACGCAGCTGCCATGGATAGGGTTTCGTTTGCGAACTCCTTCTGAAACTCGGCCAATTCCTTTGACTGTATTGAGCTTGCAAGCTCCTTCATCTGCTCCACGAACGCCTTTACTTTGTCGGCAGGCACGCCGTCTTGAGTGAACTTCTCCGCACGATCAGTGATTTCGGCTAGGCGGTCAGCGTACTCTTTGGCAATGGGATTTCCGTTTTCGTTCAGTTCGTTTTGCCATTCCCGCTGTGCATCGGCCATTTGTCTAATGGCCTTGGCAATCTGCTCAGCCTCTTTCTCTGCGTCCGACTTTCCTTTCGGCGTTCTCCCAGTAGGATTGCCTAAATACTTGTTAACAGCGTTTTGTAGCTTCTCTCTCTGCTTGGCTGCCTCGGAGATGTCCTTTTCCTGTTGGTCTAGTGACTTGAAATCGACCTTGAGTCGCGAATCAATGGGGTCCTGCTTATCTGCCCCGGTCTTTGGACCAGTAAATGAACCATCAAACACCGCATTTAACCGCTTAGCGCTCTCCTCGATTTGGGCAAGAGAATTGGCGCCGCCGCCGAGAACAAGTGTTGTGTATCCGCGGGCTTGCTGCTCAAACGCTGCCAGCCCTTCCCGGAGATTTAGCAGGAAGGTATAGGTCTTTCCAGCGATATCCCCAATCATCCGGATTCCGCTAGCAGCCTCCTCACCAGCTTTCTTCGCACCCTCTCCTGTTCTAGCGAAATCGACCATCTGCCCGATGAATTCTCGTAGCACCGGAAGGATGGGTTCTAATGCTTGATACATAGCTCCTTGCGTTGCTGTCTTCAGATCTCCAATAGCATCGTTGAAATCGTCAGCAGCAGAAAGGGTTTCCTGACTTAGCACGATGCCAAGCTCTTCGGCCTTTTCTCTGAAATCGTCTAATCCATCACCACCCTGATTCAGGAACTCCAGCAAATCGCTGCCTGATTTGCCAAATAGCTGCATGGACAATGCAGTCTCCGTGGCATCGTTATCGAGAGTTTTGAATGCGTTCGCAACCTCTGGAACCACGTCCTCCAGTTCCCTCAGGTTCCCCTCTGCATCTTTCACCGAGATGCCCAGCGATTTGAACAGGTTGGATTGAGTAGATTTCGGATCAAGCGCTTCTGCCATGTTCTTCTGAAGAAGCTTCAAACCTTTTCCTAGGGAATCGATATCAGTCCCTGTTTGACTAGCCGCGTATCCCCAAGCGCTGATCGTTTCAGCAGAGACCCCAAGTCTTTTTGTAAAATCATTCAGCTTGTCGGCTTGATCGATCGCATTTCCGAATCCTTGGAAAATGGCTTGTACCGAAAGAAACCCAGCTCCGAATGCGGCAAACGACTTGAGCACCCCCTTGATTCCGTTCGATACCGATCGCTCGATCTCCTTCATCCTCCTTTCAGTCGTGCGGGCAGCCTTGTCCATCGGACCTTCGAACCCTGCGATCTTGGCCACAAGATCAAGAGTGAGTGTTCCGAGCCCAGCGCTTGCCATTGATGTCTATCCCCAGCTCTTCATTGCTTGTTCAAGCGATATCGGCTCATCGCGTCCAGACGACCGCGGCATGAAGTCCGATTGCGAATAAGGCGACCCAGTTTCCGGGTTATTCATGGTGCGGTAGCCCGTGAGGTTCACGAACTGTGCGACTAAGGCGAACCCGGCGTCGTTGCGCTGGAGTGGGTCAAGGCTGCCCCACTTTTCTTCGTACGCGATCCAGAGCGCACGCTCCTCTTCGCTGATCGCCGCTTGCCACTCCGAGATTGATCGTCCGCCGAGGGCGAGCGCGAGGCGGCACCACCACTCGTCATCGGCCGTGATTTTTTTGGGGCAAGGTCGTTCACCTCACTGGCTGCCATTGCCAGGGGCATCCACAGCCATTCCTTCAGCTGCTCCACTTGCTCCAGGTTCTCAAACACCTGAAGCCCATTCTCGTGGCAAATGCAGCGCAGGATCATCACAAAGGGTCGGCTACGGCCATCTGCCGATAGAACCTCGTAAGCATCCGCCGAGCTTCTCTTTCGGATGTGAACGGTCAGCACGTCATCAACCCAGGCAGACTTTGGTGCAAGATCGTCAGATTCCGGCTTAGATGGATCCGCCCATTCCGATTCGGGTTTAAGCGGGGGCCTCTTGAGCGCAATATCCTTCTTGATCAACCCACGGGGTGAATAGCCGCCCAAGGCTTGTAGCTGGGAAAGTTCCATGATGTCTGCCGTTTAGTGGTGGCTCGGCGGGAACGCACGGCAGAGCGCCCCAGACCCGAGCCGTAGACGTGACTGCCGTTACGGAGCCTTCGGCGTCCATACGCCGGGGCCGGAGCGCTGGATAGGCACCTGAGAGGTGACCAGCGTGTTCAGCGCGAAATCGAACGGGAAGTCGGCGAGGTAGCCTTCGAACTCGTACCAAGTCCGCGTAGTCGGCAGCACGAAGTCACCAGCGCTATCGACTCCACTAGGGGCAATGTCGATGCCGTCGGACCAACCCAGAGCCCATTTCAGAACCGGAGAAGGATCCGTCTGCGAAAGTTGGTGCAGGCGGATATGGCTCGCATAGGTGGGGTCGGCGTTGATCGCCAGCGTGCCCTGTCCAGGTTGACGCAGACCAGGCTTGAACTTGGCCGTCGTGTCCCTCAGGCAGGTATCGTCCAACTGTGCCGCCGGGTTACCGCCCGGGTTGAAGCTAGTCGGGCATTCGACTTCGGTTACCGCATCCGTATCCGGATCGATAAAGTACAACTGCGTGCCTTGCGAAAGTTTGCTCATTTTCTTTGCCCTCTGTTGCGGGTCAGTACGTGAACCCGCCGAACGGCGGGCAACAAAAAGGCCCCCTTTCGGGAGCCTTCTTCATCGGCGCGGGATTGCGCCAGATTCTTATCGCTGGACTATCCAGTCGATGTCGAAGCTATACCGGAACAGTGAAGTGTCCGGATCTTTGAATTGGCCTCGCCAGGCGACAACGTATGCATGCGGCTCTATGGCGTCCCGAATCGCCTGCGCTCCATCGGCGGCCCTTTGAGGTGTCTTGGCATAGACGTCAATCTGTAGCGTGTAGGAATCGGCATCGGGCCTGGCCTTGAGAAAATTCTCAGGTGCGCCATTCACCATTTGGAAAACAGCATAAGGAGTCTCGGTGTTCTGATCAGCAACCCCGTGCGGTGCTATTCGAGGACTGTTCCCGAAGATTATCTTGACGGCCGCAATATCTCTGACGGTCTCAAAGAAGGGTGCATACATCGCCATTAGCTTGAGCCCTTGGCGAATTTGTTGATGGCCAGCTCTAATTCCTTGCTCACGATGCCGATGACGGTGGAGACATTGTCTGCAAGCGCTGGCCTCATGAAAGGCTGAGCCCGCATTTTGGATGTCCCGAATTCAAGAAAACGCCAATGGAAGACGCTTCCTCCGCCCTCGTATGACTGCCCGACTCGACCGGCACGGCGATTCTTCCGGTTGTTGACGTATGACTTCGCTCCGCCGCGCACACCGACCTGGACCAGAAATGTACCCGCGCCCATCCGCCTAGCTTTCTTTGCATTGCTGCGGATTACGATTTCCTTGGCGATCTGTTGCGCCGTAGCCGGATCGTCGAAGCGTTTAGCCGCAGATACTGCCGACTTTCGAACCGGAGCCATCCCCCTTCTCAGGGAGGTGTTGATGGCCTTCTTCCTGAGGTTCGGGGCCAATCCGCGCAATTTCTTGAGGACTGGGTCTAATCCTTTTATGGAAGATTCAATTGCCATGGCTTATGCCCCCGCAAACTCGCGCCACCAGAGCTCGGCATGCTCGCTCTGACTGACCATGTTCGGCGTGCCTAGTGTGTAATGAGCCAATTTCGGATAGTCCGGCATCGGCTGCACACCGACCAGCCAGTTCCATTCTGACGGCAGCTCGCCAATCTCTTCGTCGGCAAGCCAGTAGAACGCATGCAGGTCACGGCCTGGCCGTTCATTCACGTCTTGTAACGAAAGACGACGATTTGCCGGATGGTCGCAATTGAATAGCATCACGCTGGACCAGTTCTTTCGCGGATAGAGAACCTGCGCTTGGCCGTCCATCTTGGTACCGGCTATATGGCCGTTCTGATGCTTGACGACCATGACCGCCTTGGAAGGATCAGCCATCGCGAATAGATCAACCACATCCGCTAAGAACAGTACGTCGCAGTCGACGAACAGCGCCCAGCCCGCCTGGGCAATGATCGGCGTTAGGAATCGGCTAATGGCAAATTCAGTGCTAGCCGGGGCATTGCTGGGCAGGTCGTACATTTGACCCCGACGATCAATACAACGGCGCAAGAGGCCGCTGTGTGCCAGTCTCTCGATATCCAAGGGGACAATTTCTAAGGGCACTGTGGATCGGCGCAGCAGCGAGCGAACAGCTACACGATATGCATCGTGCTCCCTGCTATCGTGGCCGATATAGACCTTCATGCCTTGCGAGCCTCCAAACGCATATCTCTGTGATCTCTGCCAGCGGGGTGATAGGCCGTCGGTTTGTGTTTGACGCTCATGAACCCATTGGCCTCCAGCAGCGCCCTAAGCTCCTCTGGACTCCAACCCCACGGATGACACATGAACTTGTCTTTAGACCGCGGATCTCCATAAATCCCCCAACGCGCCAACTGATCAGGATCCTTGCCGCCACGCTTTCTTCCGGACAAGTAGTTCTCGCAGCACTTGACGAGATTCGGCAGTTCCAGAACCAGCAGACCACCAGGCCGAAGTAATCGGCGCCATTCGGCGAGCACGCCCTCCACCTCCCATCGGTAGAAGTGTTCGAAGACGTGGATCGCCATCAGTTCAGCCGCGCAGCCATCCGGAAGCGGGATCGACTTCGCATCGCATAGCAGGTCGGGTTCGCGAGGTGCATCGGGGTTCCGCTGTATGTCGCAATTGAAATAGCCAGGCAGCGTCCGACTTCCGCAACCGACATTCAGGCGCAGACCTTGAGCAGGAATCGCCACGCCGCCTCTGCTTCGCTGGGTCTCCATTGCCACCACGCTAGGTTTTGAAGGAATTGCAGCCGCTGTTCGCGATCCGGGCGCACCGGAGCGGACAGATCGGATCCGTAGAGCGCCGCCGCGGCGCCGTCCTCACACACCACCGGAACGCCTGCAATGCAGGCATCCACGGCTACGTTCGAATGCCGGCAGACAACCAGCGATGCGCCGCGCAGCACCTCTTCGATCGGTCGGTTGTCGGAGCGGCAACCCTCCAGTACTTCCGGCTTCTTCGGCCGATAGACGACCAAGCGCCCAGGGTATGCGCAGCGGATCCGCGCCAGCGCCGCCTCTTCCCATTCCTGCCCCGCCCAGCCGAACTGCGCGCGGGACTTCCGTCCCATCCCTACCAGGACAATTGTCCCTGTCGGATCGAACTCTTCCCGCAGCGCAATCCCGGCGGCCTCCCAACGGTGCGGCGGCATCATCGGCATGTGCCGCGGATGCTCTGCATCGACCGTGACGCGCATCGCTACGTCGCGATCCCAATAGCCCATGTCCCAGCCGATCAGGCGGCCGCCGTTGGCGACATGCGCTTGGGTCCAGTGTCTGCGCTGGATATGCCCGAGGCCGTAACTCATCAGCATCGGCGCCACGCCGCGGTAGGACTGCGTCACTTGGCACCGAACCCCGACCCTCGGGGCTGCATCCACCATCGCCTGCATGATCGCCCGGCCGCGCCGTCCGATATGCGGCAGCAGGACTTCACAATCCACGCAAGCCCGCCAGCAGGTCAGCCGCCGCGCGCTCCACCGGATAGGCGCCCTGTAGAAACCGATCGGATACCTGCTCCCTAGCCGTCTGTGACATGAGCCAATCAAAACAGACGCCGATGCCGGTAGCCGACTCCGTCCAGTATTCGGCGCCGCTCGCAGTTTCCAGATACCCGCATTCCCGCTGTCCCACGAACGGCGTACCGCTGCCGTGCGCGTTGGCCAGCTTCACGTTCGACTTCCAGTGCTGCGTCGCATAGCAGGCCCATGGCCCGGAGCGCAGCGCGATCACGATGTCGACGTCGGCCAGGTGCTCAGGGTTCACCACGAATCGCCAGCCGCGGCGCCTGCACTCATGCTCGATCTGCGGGCGCATCGCCGCGATGTATGCCTCCGCGCCTTCGTAGCCGACGACCTCGACCCGCTCCCGGATCGGGTTGCGATGGATCCCCGGCCGGTGATGGTGCGGCAGCATGAAGCCATTCCAGCCGGCGCCGCAGTCCTGTTGCATGCGGTGGTTGGCCCAGATCACGGCGGTCGGCGCCAGTCGCTTCAGATTGCCGCGGACCCAGCCGATCGCCTCGCTTGCAGCCCAGTCCGCGCATCCTGGCTGCGGGTAGAAGTCGACGCAATCGAACGCCCACGGCGTCCCCGACTTCCGGATGGTCGCCAGCACGTCTTCGCCAACTTTCTTCACCACCACGATCACGTCTGCGGCCTTGCACTCAGCCAACGTCGGCGTCTTCGTTATCAGCGCGCCGGCGGCCGCTCCCAACTGCGCGCCGCGGCATTGCCACGATCCGCCTGTGCCGCGCCCAGTGATCAGGAGGTTCATGCTTCAGGCCGGTCCGCCATCCCTTGCTGGCGGTCGACTCCGCCACCAGCCCCGAAGGTGCTCGAGCAGCGTCATCCGCTGGTAGGAAACGACTGCATCGGCTATTAGATCGGTGGCCTGGAGATTGCAATCAATCCTCGCCTTCCAGACCGAATTCACCTCCGCGACTAGTTCGATCCGGGTCACGCCCTTCATCTCGACGTCTCCGATCATCACCCTCGTTCCTTGGGTCAGATGCGCGCCATCACCCTCTCGCGCGGGTCGGGGGATGATCCTAACCATGCACTTTTCTGTCATCGCACTCTCGCCGTTATGCGGCCAGCAGCCGCTCGAATGGTTCGCCGCTCGCGATCTCCGCAAGCGTCCATTGCGCCCAAGCCAGCCGGCGGAACATGGCAAGGCGGCTCGCGTCTGTGTTCTGTTGCTCACCAATCCAGTTCGGCATTGCCGAGTGAACCGGGATGCCCGACAGAAGCGCCTTGATTGCCGCCCCGCTGCCCCACGTCCAGACGCAGCGCGTTCGTGCCAAGTCGTCCTGCAAGGGCGTACATGGCTTCGTGCCTGGATGCCGCCGGATGCGCCCACCCGTGGCCGCCTGCGTCCGCTCCGGCCAGTCCCGAGGCATAGCGACCGGTGCCGAGCCGATGGCTCGTTGCGCCAGGATCACGTCCTCGTCGCCACCAATGCGCCAGGGCGCGAGCTCCACGCCCAGCGCATCCCATCGCTCCGGGCCGCCAACCGGGAACCTGCCGGCAGTGTTGTGGAAGTTCCGCGCCAGCGAGTACCAGTGCGCGCCGGCGAAGTCGTTGCCCCACGCCGCGTTCTCTGCCACCAGCACCGGCAGGCCGCGGGCTTCAAATGCCAGCGCCGCAGCTTGCCCGGAGCCGATGCGGTTCCAGGTCACCAAGACATCGCCATCGCGTGGGGTCGTTGTTGATCCAGGCACTATTTCAATCCCCAAGCGCTCCAACCCTTGCCGGAACGCTGAGACCCGATCAGCCAGCGTGTAGCGAAGATTCAGCCACGCTCGCAAGCGCTGCCTCCAGGTCCATTTTGGGGTAGCACCCCAAGGCCGAGCCAGGAGTGCAGTTGATGATCTCGACCCCTTTGGGGCGGTACGACTCGAACTGACGCTTGAACACTTCGTACCGCGCCGGCGATGTATTTCTCAGTGGCGCCGGATGCTTGCCGAAGAAGTGCGAGCCGCCCATGTCGAATCCCAGCAGAAGGATCCGCTTGGCGCCCAACGTGACA